CTACATGTTTCAATCGCCTAATGAAGACGTTGAGGAGTTTCTTATCCCGCTAGGATATGGAATGGTGTACAATCATAGCAACACACCAAATGCAGAATGGGTAGTTTTAAAAGAGGACAATCGTTTTGTACAATTTTACGCTGTTAAAAATATAAAACAGAATGATGAAATCTTTCACGACTATGGTGAAGACTATTGGGATAGCAGAGATATAAATGGCATATAAGACACACGTAAAGATTGGGCGTAAACGCATCCGCAGACCTGGGGTTCACAAAAAGAATGTTAATAAACGCAACAAACCTAAGACGCACTTTGGTTAAGTATCTTGGATGGGCTTTGCTCTATATGGGCAAGCCCTTCACTTCTGTGGGCAACTGGTTCTGGAAAAAACATCGTGACGTACTGGATTGGGGTAACAAGTAATGCCTATAGCTAGTAACGGGTCGAAGTTTACAACAGATATAACGGCTGTTGGCAGTAGTGACACGGATTGTTATCTCGTACCTAAAAATCATGTGTCTCACGTAAGACATTTGCTTCTTACTAATAGTAATGCAAGTGCCAGAACATTTACAATTAAGATTTATGAAAAAGTTCCAAATACCACTACAACGATTTTTTCAGAACATTCTTTAGCTACAAAAACTGCAGAGTCTGTATTTACGATGGACAAACCTATTATTCTTAAATCAGAGGATAAGATTGTGATAGCTGCAAGTGCAGCCAGCAGTATTGTCTGTGTAGTGTCTGCTGAAGAATTTTTTGATCCCAATGTATAGGAGATAGGAGATGGTTCGTGTCTCTAAAAAACCCCCAGCAAAAAAGAAAACCTCACCGGCTAGAGCGAAAAAGAAACCGAATAGAACGCTTAAACTTGCGCCGGGCGGTGCGGCAAAGAGCAAAAGCAGAGTTAACGAAGCTGGCAACTATACTAAGCCCACCATGAGAAAGAACTTGTTTAACAAGATTAAAGCTGGTGGCAAGGGTGGCAATCCTGGGCAATGGTCTGCACGTAAAGCGCAGATGCTGGCAAAACAATACAAGGCCAAAGGCGGCGGGTATAGATGACACATGCTTTTCTCCTATTCGTGTTTCTTGGAGTGGGGGAAGAGAGAAGGTTAGTCAGTAACGATTTATACTTTAGAGATTTAAGTGAGTGCGTCTGGTACGCACAAACAATACATAAACAGGGTAATCAGATAACTTCCTACTGCTTGCCCAAACTGGTGAATCCAGAACAAGTGAGACTGTACTGATGGACCCTATAAGCGCAATGGCGACTGCTTCGGCAGCGTTTAGTACTATTAAAAAAGGCTTTGCGATAGGCCGCGACATTGAACAGATGGCGGGAGATTTGTCTCGCTGGATGGGAGCATTGTCCGACCTAGAACAAGCAGAGCGTGAAGCAAAGAACCCACCCATCTTCAAGAAGCTGTTTTCCGGTAAGACGGTAGAACAGGAAGCGATGGAAGCGTTTGCCAACAAGCGCAAGGCACAGGCCCAGCGCGACGAGTTGAAGCAATGGATTAGCTTGACACTTGGCAAAAAAGCTTGGGACGATTTGATTGCTACAGAAGGACGGATACGTAAGCAGAGACAGGAAACAATCTATCGCCAGCGCGAGAAGCGCAGGAAGTTTATGGAGATTGTGGCTTGGACATTACTTGTAAGCGTTGGTGCTGCGGTTCTCTATAGCTTTGTGATGTTGCTGAAGGCGCACTCAGCCAAGGCTTCGGTTGCATATCCTGAGTACGTAACTTGCCGACTAGTAAAGTGCGAGATGTACTCTGGTGAAAACCTTTGTATCTACAAAGGGCCAAACAATACCATAGATACAGTATCTATTGAGCGTGGTCAATACTATCCAAATGAGATACAGTGTAAGTATAACCCAAGTAAGAAACCTGTAACTATCCGCGACATAATGAACTCAATCAAGGAAGCAATGCAGTAATGTCCCTAAAAAAATCGCAGAAGAGTCTCAAGCGTTGGACAAAGCAGGATTGGAGAACCAAGAGTGGCAAAAAATCCAGTGAGACTGGAGAGAGGTATCTACCGGCAGCAGCTATCAAGTCGCTATCGCCGCAGGAATACGCGGCTACAACCAAAGCTAAAAGGAAAGGTTCACGAGCCGGTAAACAGTTCGTCAAGCAACCCAAAAAAATAGCCAAAAAAACGGCGAGGTTTCGGAGAGCATAATGCGTATACTTCTAGCAATTATTGCCTTGACATTCTTTACAGCATGTGATAGAATAGACCTTTCTGATATTAGCACAGCAAGTAGTGCTACAACTGCAGCGGTAGGTACTGCGTTCCTTACTACCAATCCCGTTGCTATTGGTGCGGCAACTGCAACGAGTGCTGTTGCTGGTGCATATTTGGTAAAGGACGATAAGAGTTTGAGTACAGAACAGATTAAAGAAGTAGAGAACCCGTGGCAAGCAATGCTTGTGGCATTCGACCAACTCTTGGCACATGCGTTTGAACTGGTTATTGCAATCGGTATTGCGGTTGTCGGTATTCCAATGTTGATTACGTATCTCTTGGGACGGTTCAAGCAACGCCCAGAGGATGCTAAGACAATTACTAATCTTGTAGAAAAGATTGGCAAGATGAAGGAAAATGACTAGTGGCTGCTGATAAGTTCTTAGAGTGGAAGGTTCTGCCACGACTAATGACCATTCTTTTTAGTATTATGGCATGGCGTTGTGCGGAATGGTTTATGTATTTGGACCAGCCTACAGCAGTTCAGGCAGGTTTTGTTTCGGTGGTGATGGGTGCTATGACTGGTGCCTTTGCTATCTGGATGGGTCACGAAAGTAAAAAGTAATGTGGCCCTATACTGAGGAAGAGAGACAATGGCTAGACAACTAACAGAGCGACAGCAAAAGTTCCTTGAGGTTCTTTTTGACGAGGCCGGTGGTGACATTCCTATGGCAAAGCGCATGGCTGGCTATTCAGAAAAGAGTTCTTCCACAGAAATCGTAAAGGGTTTGAAAGAAGAAATCCTTGAAGCCACCCAAATGTACATGGCACGTAATGCTCCTAAAGCAGCATTGTCTATGGCAGGTGTGCTGTATGATCCTACGGAACTTGGCGTTAAAGAGAAAATGATTGCTGCAAAAGAATTGCTTGACCGTGTTGGTCTAGTAAAGACTGAGAAAGTACAAGTTGAAGCTAGTGGTGGTGTAATGCTAATGCCACCTAAAGCACCTGTTGAGGACGATGACTAGGACAGCAGGTCGTTTCAAGCTTCCACAACCGACTGATATACGAGACGAGGAAGAGTGGATTCCGGTTCCACGAATAGCACGTACAATTCCTTTTGGATATGAGGCAGACGAGGATGACCCCGACATCCTGATACCTGTGCCAAAAGAATTAGATTTATTAGAGACTGCACGAAAGCATGTGAAGCAGTATTCGTATCGGGAAGTAGCAAACTGGCTGTCTGCAAACTCTGGTCGTTCGATATCACATGTTGGACTGAGGAAAAGATTACAGCATGAGCGACAGCGTAAGAACCAAGCTGCAAGCCTCCGCAAGTGGGCAGAATATGCGGAAAAGGCAATCGCCAAGGCGCAAGAAATCGAAGACACCCGTCTTGGAGCCAAGCGTAGAAAGTCCGCAGATTGAGGTTACAGAGCCTGTAGAGAGTTCTATAGAAGAACATGCCAACGTACTGTTCAAGCCCAATCCGGGGCCACAGACGGAGTTCTTAGCTGCTAGTGAGCGAGAGTGCTTATATGGTGGTAGTGCCGGTGGTGGTAAAAGCTACGCTATGTTAGCTGACCCTCTGCGGTACATGGGTCATCCACAATTTAGTGGATTGCTACTTCGACATACAACAGAAGAACTTCGTGAACTTATCTTCAAGTCACAAGAGTTGTATCCGAAGATTTGGCCCGGTATCAAGTGGTCAGAAAGAAAGATGCAGTGGACCGCGCCATCTGGAGCGAGGCTGTGGATGTCCTACCTAGACAGGGATGAGGACGTGCTTCGTTATCAGGGTCTGGCATTTAGCTGGATAGGCTTTGACGAACTGACACAATGGGCAACGCCCTACGCATGGAACTATATGCGAAGTCGTCTACGCTCCACTGCCCCTGATTTGCCCATCTTTATGAGGGCTACGACTAACCCCGGAGGAAGGGGCCATCATTGGGTCAAGAAGATGTTTATTGATCCGGCACCTTTCAATAAGTCTTTTGAAGCGACAGACATAGAAACGGGTGAAATATTGCGCTATCCTGCAGGACATTCCAAAGCAGGAAAGCCTCTGTTCAAGCGACGGTTTATACCAGCGCGTCTGACAGATAATCCATACCTTGCTGACTCTGGTGACTACGAAGCAATGCTTCTGTCACTGCCTGAACAACAGAGGCGGCAACTTCTTGAAGGTGATTGGGATATCAAAGAAGGTGCGGCTTTCACAGAGTTTAATCGCGATATTCATGTTGTTGAGCCTTTCCCCATTCCTAATAATTGGGTTAAGTTTAGGGCTTGTGATTATGGCTATGGTAGCTTTAGTGGCGTGCTGTGGTTTGCTGTATCACCTTCTGAACAGCTTATTGTCTATCGTGAGTTGTACGTATCGAAAGTACTTGCTACCGATTTGGCAGACCAAATCATCGAATTGGAAGCTGGGGATGGTAACATTAAGTATGGTGTACTTGATAGTAGTCTTTGGCATAAGCGTGGCGATACTGGTCCTAGTCTAGCTGAACAGATGATACAAAGAGGGTGCCGGTGGCGTCCATCTGATAGGAGTAGAGGTAGTAGGGTGGCTGGCAAGAACGAGATTCACCGTCGCTTACAGGTAGATGAATTTACAGAGGAACCTCGTATTGTATTTTTTAATAGCTGCACAAATGTCGTCAGTCAGTTACCGTCCATTCCCTTGGATAAGAAAAATCCAGAAGACGTTGACACGAAGTCTGAAGACCACCTTTACGACGCGCTACGGTATGGGATTATGTCCCGACCCCGGTTCTCTATTTTCGACTATGACCCGCACGGTAGACCGTCAACGGGTATGAGAGTAGCAGATAGTACCTTTGGATATTAAGGAAAAAACACATGGATGAAGATGATATTCCAATGGAGACCGACGCTATCGCACTGACTGACAGTGACGATACGACTGTTTCTGATGTAGAAATTTCTGGTCTTATTGGGTACGTTGAGTCTATGTACTCACGAGCCGAAGATTATCGGTATCAAGATGAAGAGCGGTGGATTAAGGCGTACAGAAACTATCGTGGTTTGTATGGCCCCGACGTGCAGTTCACTGAGGCAGAAAAATCTCGCGTCTTTATCAAGGTAACAAAAACTAAAACGCTGGCGGCCTACGGTCAAATTGTTGACGTTCTTTTTGCCAACAACAAGTTTCCCCTCTCTATTGAGCCTACGGAACTTCCAGACGGTGTGGTAGCTGACGCACACTTTGATCCACAGAAACCAGAAGAACTTCGTGATCCTCTTGCAAGTCCATACGGATTTGAGGGTGACGGTCAGGAGTTTCCGGCTGGTGCAACACAACAGTCCTTAATGGAACAGCTTGGGCCGTTGACGGAAAAGCTACAAGACGTAGAGACTTTGGAAAAGGGCATAGGCACAACGGCTACAGCTATTACGTTTAGCCCTGCTATGATTGCTGCCAAGGCAATGCAAAAGAAAATTCACGACCAGCTAGAAGAGTCGGGAGCGAATAAGCATCTGCGTAGTACCGCTTTTGAAATGTCCTTGTTTGGCACAGGTGTCATCAAGGGTCCGTTTGCTATTGATAAAGAGTATCCTAATTGGGATGAAGAAGGTTCCTATGACCCGCTTTTCAAAACCATTCCGCAAGTTTCTCATGTGTCTGTCTGGAATTTCTATCCTGATCCAGATGCCAATAACATGGATGAGGCACAGTTTGTAATTGAGCGACACAAGATGTCTCGTTCTCAGTTGCGTCAGTTGAAGAAGCGTCCATACTTCCGTGGTCAAGTCATTGACGAAGCCATTCAGATGGGCGAAAATTACACCAAGAAATATTGGGAAGATGATCTTGCGGATTATGCACCAGAGCATGGTGTTGAGCGTTTTGAGGTTCTTGAATATTGGGGAACCATTGATACAGAAATGCTGGAAGTAGAGGGCGTGGAGATTCCAGAAGAGCTTCAGGACTTTGATGAACTGCAAGCCAACATCTGGATTTGTAATGGCAAACTGCTTCGTGTTGTGCTGAACCCATTCAAGCCAGCTAAAATTCCGTATCACGCATCTCCGTATGAACTCAACCCGTACAGTTTCTTCGGCGTAGGTATTGCCGAAAATATGGACGATACACAAACTCTTATGAATGGCTTTATGCGTATGGCTGTTGATAACGCTGTGCTGTCTGGTAATCTAATTGTTGAGGTGGATGAAACCAACCTTGTTCCGGGGCAGGACTTATCGCTGTACCCCGGCAAGGTTTTCCGGCGTCAGGGTGGCGCACCCGGTCAAGCAATCTTTGGCACAAAGTTCCCTA